TTTCTGGTGTTGTGGTAATTGTGAAATCTGTACCCCTTACATAAACATCCGCAGAAGGGGTTTTAATGCTAATTGCCTTCTTATTATTGAACTTACCTGTGACGAACCTAGCTGTGCCACTAGCAAAGCGTAAGGCCATTTCTGACTTCTTAGGATCTGGGTCATAGATATAACTGTTAATAACTAACTTACTGTGGGGCATTACCCTCACTATGGTTTCGTCTTTAAAGGTTATACCAACTCTGCCTGTTTCTGTTTTGACGTTATCCATCTGTTGGATAGGAAACGCCAACTCTGCCCCATAGGGTTTATCGCGAACTACCTGGGCATTGCCCCTAAGTTCGCTTATAGATCCAATATCAGCAACTTGTGCTTGTACCTTGGTCGTTTTGAATAACGCAAATGGTAGAAGCAGTAGAACCAATACTAAGTATCTTGAGCCAATCATTGTCTAATGTAGATGCCTGGGTTACGTTAAAAGTACGGTTAGATCCTTGATGATCCAAATAGAAATAACCGCCTGCGTACCCATCTCCATTGTAGTTAACGGTATTATCTGAGCCGTCAATGTCCATAAAGTTTGTAGCGTTATCAACATCTATAGCTGATGTAATAGAGTTACTAGATCCATTGATTATCCAATCCAGATCTAACGTACTGGCTAAAGCTGCCGTGGCGTGATTGAGCGTCAGGTTATTACTGTTGCCTGTAACGTCAACATTGACGTTACTTGAGTCTGCGCCGTATGTGTTTGTCTTATCTGTGTTCATGGTGAATGTGTTGGAATTTCCATCAAATTCAAAGAACCCTGTATAAGAATCTGAAACAATATCACCAAGGAATTTGTTATTGTCGCCAATCTGATTTACGTCTAGGGTCATAGCTGTACCGTCAAGATCAAGTGCTGTCATGCTTCCTGCTGCTGCATCTGCACCACCAATGATATTTCCAGAACCTAGTTGCTCTATATCCATATTTGAGTTCGATGTTCCAGAACTCTGGTCTATGAATATTTCGTTATCCGCACCAAACAAAGGTGTAGATAACATTATTAATAAAAGTAATTTTTTCATTCTTTTAATCTCCAATAGTTATGTTTTACACCCTCTCTAATTGTTTCCAATACGGCCTTTTCAATGGCCATTTGCAAAGCAATACTAGTAGGCTCGTTTTTTACCGCGCCGCCTTCTAATTCAACTAATTCTGTGTTGTCTGATATGAACCTGAATACATCGTTATCCAATGATGCGGATAAGATGGTTTTAGTCACTAAGACTTCTGTTAATACTCTCCCTGTGCTGACTGATACCGTTCTAAGACTGACTGTAATAATGTCTTCTCTGTATTGTTTGGATAAACCAATTCCAAGATAACGCGCCCCAGATCCCCCAGAAGCAGTATTAGCCTGGTAACTTAGAACTCCGCCTGTCATTATCATGTCGCCAAACTTTAAAGGCATTAGCTTCTGTTCTTCATCAAAGGTATCTCTGGTAGATCTAATCAACTGCCTTTCCTTTGTTACTGCGTCTAATGACACTCGTTCCACCACCTCAAAGAAACCTGAATGTTTTAAGGCCCTGATTAAGTAGGCGTGTGGGGCCTGGGTAATAGCACTAGAGAATGTGGCGTATTTGGAGTTAGACCTTCTGGCACCTGTCTGATCCATAAAACCATCAGCGTACACAGCAATAACAGGCTTTCTTTCTGGCTCCAATACATCTGCTAGATCCGTAAACAAAGCATGAACCACAGCAACCTCTGGTCTTCCTTGCGGTAAGTTGTTGTCTAATGGATCTATCATAAGACTACAGCTAGAAAGTAAAACCACCAATAGGCACAATAACTTGCGTAACATTGCCATCCTCGTCTGTTATGGTTACTTTCACTTCTTCATCGTTAATTTCGTATTCTATTAAATTGCCATCCAACTCCATGGATCCGCTTTTGTTCGTATCTTCTCCAAATAAGGCCGCTTCTACTTGCCTGGCTATGTTTGCGTAGATCCTGGACGTTAAGTTACGCATAAACCTAGCTTCTACTGTATTGGTTTCCTCTCTCTCTAATTCGTCTTTTAAAGCCTGTATCTCATCTTTAATGGCCTGTTTGCGATTGGTTTCCTGATTCTCAATGGTTAGATAATGACTAGAAGTATTCTGGCCATTGAAAGATGGCGATTTAAACTCATGCACCATTTCGTCTGCATTGGCCACAGAAACCATAACTAATACGGTAATAAGGATGGATGAAATAAATAATATTTCTGAGATGTAACCCTTTTTAATCTTTTCTTTGGTCATCTCTATCTGCTTTAGCTATCTTGTTGCTGTCAATCAACTGTGGCACACCTAAGATAGTCTTTATGAGTGTGTCCTGCCTGATGATTTCGTTATCGAGTGATCGAACCCTATCAATTAACGCTACCAGGATCCCATGTTGGGAATCTAACTTAGTGCCTAACCTTTCTTCCATTAGTGAGATCTGTTCAGCCACTTTATCGTCCAGGACATCTAACTTGGTTTCCATGCCATCAATGATTCTATTGATTAGCTTCCAGATGAAAAAACCTAAACCACCTGCGGCAGCTATTGGAAAGCCTACCTCATTAATAAAGGCAACGGCTTGTTCCATTACTCGTCAGCAGCTATAGATGGCTTTTCTTTTTTAGGATCTTCTTTTTTAGGATCTTCTTTTTTAGGATCTTCTTTTTTTCCAAAAATAATCTCCTTTATACGCGCTATAGTGTCGTAATAACTTTGCGGCAATTTATATTTCATTACTTTCCTTTTTATTTAAAAAAAACTGACAACACAAGTGATGTCAAGATGAAGGGGTATACACCCCAAATAAGATGCTCTAGCCGTTTAAATTTTTGTGATCCTTCATCTAAACGGTTCTCTATGTACTGAAACCTAATTGCACATTCGCGCTCATGTGCTTCTAGTATAGTTATATGCTTAACTTGGCTTAGATTCAGGTTTGTCTTTTCCATTCTCAATGATGGTTTCACCTGGTAAATCAGCTGCATTTTCTTCATCGTCTGAAATGCCTTTGAGTTGGTTTAACTCCATTTCCATCAGACGGACGGCATGCTGAAGCTGTGTTATATCTCTTGTGGCAGAAATATATAAGGCTTCCCAATTTACAGGTTTTTGTTGTTGATTATTTTCCATTTTGCACTCCTTAGTTTTAATTAAATGTTTATCTTATATATATTATCTAAATATTACAAATAGGTGTTATATATCCAGGGTAAATGTTTTTATATTCGTTGTATGATCAAAACTAGGGTCTCCCAGAATATCGTCTTTTATGTATTTTTCGGTTTCATCTGTCCACGTTGAAGCATCCCACTTAGCTACTTTTTCTGTGTTAGCTTGTGTTTTTCTATGCTCCATAGAAGATGTTATATGCCCTGGCATGGTTCCCGCAGTAACCATCAATGTTTTGTATTTATTACAACTAAAAGATGTAAATAAAGCTGCTAACTGTGGGAATCTGTCATTGTGGTATAACCAACTTTTACTGCCGTCAACATCTGTACCGATAAGACTATGCGTTTGTACTATTGTGCTTCCATCTATCTGACCACATCCAAGTGAAACAACCTTGTCATCAACTACAACAGCCCATAATTTACCATTAGCTTTGCTGTGGATATTATCAAACACTTCTTTAATAAATGCCTTTTTACCCTCAGCGTTGTTTTCTCTGAAACGCTCAAATATACCCCAATCAAAATTACCTGAATTCATTGCACTTAAAGATGATTCGTATACTGAATCAAAATCATTAGACATAGAAGACCAATCTGATTGTGTTATTTCTTTTGCTATTAATGCCATTAGATCACCTGTATCAATGTGGTGTCCCCATAAGTTCCGCCAAATGGATCTGTGGATGTTGAAAATATCCACGTTGCATTTGGTGAACTGTAAGAATAAGAAGTGGCACTGGCTCTGTTGTATGTGTAGCCTTTTATAGTTAGCGTAGTCCAACCAGAATTACTATTGCTGCCAGTTTGTACTACATAGGTAACTCTACTTTCTGTGGTCGCGTAATAAACAGCACCTAAAGTTCCGCTTGGCATTATCATTGTGGTACTGGTTACAGATCCATTTTGTACGTTCCAATTTGCCAGATTTGAATAACCATAATAGTTAGAGGTACCACCACCTTTTGTTGATATAGAATGTTTCCCAACAGTTAAGCCAAAGCCACCTCTGAATTGAGACATGCCGACTTCATTTGTTGAACTAGATTCTTCTGTCCAGGCCGTATACTCACCCATATATATAGGGTTAGATCCCCCTAGTTCAGTTTGTATAGAACCAAATGAAGGGTTAGTAACTGGTATAACCATTTATTTATTCAGCTTTTTTTTCTTCGGGAGGATCAGTTATTATTCCTGCTGCTATTTTATTATTTACGCCTAATGCAACTTCTCCTACTCTTGCTTCTGTTAAATCAGCATCATATTTACTATCTGTAAAAACTGCATTAACCGACCTAACGTGCGTTAATTTAGGGTCTGTTTCTGTGTAAGTTACTTGCACTACAGTTTCTTCCCCTGTTGGTGCGTCATATTTCCATGTTACAGCCATTTTTTTCTCCTTTTTTATATTTAAGATTCACAATCTGAGCATTTACATAATGAACATTCGCATTTTGTTTCCGCAGGGCTTTGCACTACCTGACATGTATTTACATGGTGTGGGCATCCACAAGTTATACAATTTGCCATACTTTATACCTCTAATTGTTCTTTTAAGTCTTCTACCTCAGACTTTAATTCTTTTATTGCTTCAATAAGTAAAGCAACTACATTTCCATAGGCTACCGCTTTGTTACCATCCTCACCTGAAACTACTTCAGGTAATACTTTTTCTATTTCTTGTGCCACAACCCCTGCTTGCCTGTATACATCAGATGCGTTGGCATCTTCTTCATCCTTTACATAGTCTGTTCTTTCGTATGTGTAACCATTGATAGAACAGACTTTATCTAGTGCATTTGGTATTACTTCTAAATTTCTTTTTACCGCTATATCAGAATAAGCAGTAATATTGTAGGCAGACCAAATACCATTACCGATAGCGGCTGTAAGTGATCCATTATGTCTGTGCTGCCATTGATGTGATAAACCTGATATAGATTGGTTAGTACCAGTACCCACATTAGTATGCGTATAAGTCATGCCATACATATTGCCGTAAGAACTACCATCATCACTAGTTTTGTAAGCCGTACCCATTGACCAAATATGTTGGTATACATAGGATGAGTAATATCCAAATACACCCCTTCCATGATGGCCTGCTACCAACGCTGCTTGGTTATTCATTGTAATAGTGCCAGTTAAGGAATCGTTTGCATTACTTCTTAAAAGATCTCCACCTTGTATTCCGTCTAATGTATCAGCATCTAGTCCTGAACCACTACCGTCATTTGTGGCCCCCCACAGCGTACCCTGGCCAAGAGATGTATAGTTAGTTGAACAGTACATATTGTTGCTAACTTCATAAAAATGAACGCCTGCATCATAGAATAAACCTGTCCCATTAGCAGGATGAATCCAATTGTTAACATACAAATAACCGTTAGACCAATACTGTGCAATTTTGCTAGCAGCACCCATGCCAGATGGTTGTTGACCATCTAACGTATCAGCATCTAGTCCTGAACCAGAACCATCGTTGTTTACTCCCCAAACATTTCCAGTTACGACAGAATATATCCCATCACCTAATGCCCATTGTAAGGTTCCGTTTGCCCTACCATTTAACTGGTGACCTAATCCAGAAGCAGAAGCAGAACCTACATTTGTGTGAGTATAGGAAATTCCGTATAAGTTACCAACACTTTGGCCGTCATCAGCTAGATTGTAAGAAGTACCCATTGACCAAACGTGTTGATGTCTAGTAGATGCGTAAATTCCATAAACTCCACGGCCATAGTTATTAGCAACCAAAGCATGTTGTGTGCCCATTGTTATACTGCCAGTAAAGGAATCGGCTGTATCACTTCTTAGGAATGAAGCACCTTGTATTCCATCTAATGTATCAGCATCTAAACCAGAACCAGAACCATCGTTACCTGAGTCCCATATAGTTTTCCAACCAGTCCAGGCATCAGTAGGAGAGGCACTGTTATCAGCATTTCTAAAACGCAAATAATTTCCACCATTTGCAGCACCATGACCACAATAAATTTGGAAATCTCCTCCTGCATCGGTACTACCCCTGGCCCCTACATGTAAAACTCCTCCATATTCAGGCCATCCATCCGCAGATCTAACAAATGAAGTTTGTATACCAACAGGCGTATAACCACTAGCTGCGGTGCTTGCGCTCCAAACATAATTACCTGCGGTGGGTAGAACGTTACCACTTAGATAATATGAACCATGCTGCCCGTCTAACGTATCAGCATCTAAGCCTGAACCTGCACCGTCATTACCTGCCGACCATACTTTATTGAGTCCTGATCCCTCATCTATTTGGAATATACCGTTTACAGTTTTTTGAATATCCCAACTCGCCCACTCAGCATCTAAGAAACCATAAGTTCCACTATTAGCATAAAGCTGCAATCCAAATGTTCCGTCAGACTCTGCCAGGTGTAGTCCAACAGCGTCACCACCTGATCTAACACTAAAGTTTCTGTTTGATTGTGACCAACCCGAAACATTTGATGGGGATTTGAAATAAACCGAACCTGCTGCACCATCTAACGTAGCAGCATCTCCACCAGTCGCCCACTCTAGTATTGTTCCGCTTGACGGTACTTTTAAAGTCTGGCCTGCTGATCCAATAGAGGTTGGGAAAGTGTAGGCTTGATTAAAAGTAATTGCCCCAGTTCCAGAAATCCGTATTCTTTCTCCGGCAGCAGTTCCAAGAACCAGGTTATTAGTTGAGTGAGTATAAAATATGTAACCCTGATAAGCTTCAGAACCAGAAGTACCATCTGCCCAATGTATAGAGCCAGTAGCATCGGAATTTGTATATATGGTTAAACCTGTATTAACACCACTAGCACCACTACCTACTACTAAATTATAGGCTGCTGAGTGCATGCTGCTTGGAGTTGCATAATCAATACCAACTTTTCCTGTGAATAAAGCGTCTTGGTTGTGGTCTAATTTGAGAGCCTCTGTATAACTTGTACCTGTATCAAACGTAATGAAAGGACTTTGTAATGTTAGTTCAGAACTGGTACTGGCCACATAAGCATTTCTAATGGTAGCAACTGTTTGCCCTTGATCTGTGTAATCTAAAACAAAACCTGTTGAAGCTGCTCCGTTTCCTAATCTAATTGACCCTGAAGCTGCTCTGGCGTTATTTGATGAAGACAAAAGCGAATAGCCGCTAGTTTGTATGCCTAGTCCACCTGAGTCTGTTACTGTTATGTCGCCAGTTAATGCACCACCTGTTAACGGTAAAGCAGGGGTTGTAAGAGTAAGAGTAACCGCACCAGAAGTACCACCACCACTTAACCCTGTTCCTGCTGTAACGGACGTTATATCACCCTCGCCTGTGTCAGAAGCATCACCGTCAGAAGCTATGTAAAACTCTGTTCCTGATAAGGAGATAGTTCTAGTTGCTGCTGAATCACTAACATTGTTTGCGCCTGTTGTACTCGTTCCTGCTGTTCCGCCTATCTCAATAAAGAAGTAATGATCACCTGCTGCATAAGTGTCTGTGTCAGTTATGGTAAACCCATAGCTTGAACTAACGGCTCCGCTATTTGTTTCAATATTAGCCAAAGTCATTTCAAAGCCTGGTTCACTTTCAGAAAGCGTGACGGCCTTATATTGATTGGATGTTGGTGTTCCAGTAATTACTTTAGTGACTCCATTGCTTTCGGAAGACCCTAAGTAAGCAAGGGTAGTAGAGCTAGATAAGTTTGCATTTGGAGAGTATTTAAGCACCATTGTAACTTTGTCTGGGATGTCAGCTAAAGCAGCAGTAATACCAGAAGATCCACCTGAGTTACTAAAGCCTGACATGTTTGCTGACTTGGTTGCCGATACCGTTATGCTTTGCGAGGCAGTTAAAGTTACTTTCTGTGCGTCAGAAGCACTACTGCCTGTTTTTGTTGCAGAATAATTTGATATGGCCGTACCAAGATCTGTAGCTATTTCAGAAAACGCATCCTCTGTAAATCCTGTTGCTGAATCAAACATCTTTGTAGTTCCGTCTGACTTAAACAATCTTAGGTTGGTTATCTCAATGCTTCCGTCTGATTTAATTTTAAAAGGTGCTAGGGTAGGGGTGGCATTACCTGCACTAAATATAATATCAGCGTTACTTGATCCGCTTAGATTAACGGTTCTAGTTCCTGTTCCTGCTGTTATGGATTCTCCGCTTTTTATTGATCCTGAGATGGTGGCAGCAGAAGCAGTTAAAGCACCAGCAGGTGTTACTCTAAAAGGTGCACTAGAAAAAGTAGCATTGCCTAAATAAATACCATTAGAATCAGCTTTAAATATACTAGTACCGCTACCAATAGTTATATCATTGCCAATAGTTGCAGATGTAGTGATTAGATTGAGTGTACTTATAAACGAACTGTCTACTCTACTGGCTGCAATACTGGCTGCTACTATCTTGGTTCCTGCTAAAGTTCCATCAACTACAAGATCCCCAGTTGTGAAATTAGAGATTTCTGAAAAAGAACCACTACTATACTTATAAGCTTTTGATACTTTAGGACTGGCAGAAGTATTAACCATTATTAAAATATCATCGCTAAGCGGGACTCTGCCGTATTCAGTATTAAATTGTGAATTACTTAAAGCTGTTGTGGTTGAACCTTCTTTATGAAAATAGCCTGAGAAATCTGGTAGATCTATATCAGTTACTTCCACCTCGGTAAAATTACCACTAACCCCACTTGTGAAACTAGAAGCCAGTCCTGTATGGTTAACGGATCTTGCGTAGAAGTAATAAGTTGTGCCTGCTGATAGGCCGTCTTGCTTACCAAATAAAACGCTAGTAGCAGTACCAGGCTCCACAGCTACCGTATTAACTAAATAGGTATCATCAGTAGGTGTTATAGCTGCGGTGTGTCTGTAGATCTTAACGGCACGGAGATCTGAGTTGCTTGGGTTTGTCCAGGACAGTTTTAAATTTAATGGATTTCCTGTAGTTGCAGATAAGCTAGTAGGGACACTAGGTGCTGAACCAGAAGCACCTGTAGCAACAGTCGCTTCACTCGTATAGTCAGAAAATATATTATTAGCAGAAAAATGCCTAGCTACAACATAATAAGTTGTGTTTGAATTTAGGTTTGGAATTATTGCTTTTGTCTCACCTTTACCAACTAAAACACTACCTATATAAGTTCCGCTTGATGTTCCATATCTAACCTCGGTGCCTAAAATGGCATTGTTGGTGGCATTAGTCCATTGGGCCTGGGCATTTATTTTTGTGGTGGTGATGTCTACAGATACCACGCTTGTTGCGCTTAATCCTGTGGGTGACGATACAGTAAAAGTACCTGTAGACACCGATGATCCTTCTGCAATTTCAGTTTCATAATCGCTAGAAACAAAACCATAGACGGAGTTGGCTGTTTCTTTTAGAACCAATCTTGTTGCAACAACAGGTATGTCATCGGAGTTTATTATTTCTAGCTGCGTAGATACAACCTCAAACACTTTTGATGAATAGGAAAGACGGGAATTGGTTAGATATACCCAATCATTGGGTTGTAACTGCATGAATTTTAAAGAAACTAATACATCTAGGGTCTGTGTTTGCCTTTGTTCGTTTAGCTTAATTCTGGCTATTCTTTGCGCTTCACTAACATTGGTAGTGAAGGGCATTCTTATTTCAAGTTGTTTTACATAATTAGCACTTGATTCACCACTAGGGGTATCTGCGCTTAAAAAGGTTGAACTCTGAAAAACAGGTGCGTCTGTTGCTACATAATTTTGTGATTTATCTACATAGATAGGTTTTACAGTATTGTAAAGATCTGCGGAATTTGGATTGGTTGCAACTGTAATATCACTAAGCAAATCATCATCCGTTATTGTTAAGCTAGGTGTTTGTGTAGCACCTGCAAAGACGTTAAATTTACCGTTAACATAAGTCATGCGTCCAGACATGGCACTTAGTAATCCTTCTAATATACCCTCACCAGAAGCAGAAAAGTTTGTGAATCCATTGGCTGTATATCGGGATTTACTAGCTGAATCAATGTCTGCTACCGTTTGATCACAAATATTTGCAGCAGAACTAAAGCCGCCTGCGTTAGTGGTGTCATTCAATTCTGTGGTTGTGGCCTTTAAACCATAACTGGTGTTGGATAAATAATCTCTTATACATAGGGCAGGGTTATCACTCCAAGCTGTGCCACCACTTCCTGAATTCAGTCTTGGGTCATAAACCTTCTTACCTTTTACTTCAAATGATATGTTGGGAATACCGCCTGCGAACTTATCAGCATCAAAGACCATTTGGATATAAACATAAGCACAACCTCTAAACTTATGATCTGAAGTCATGCTTGCAAGTTGATTTACTAAATACCCATTTGCTGTTGTTTGTGATCCATCTTCAAAAGTGACTCTGACCAGGGTTCCAGTATTATCAAATTTATTTTCATTGGCGGTGTTTAAATATTTACTATTTGTGACGTTATAAACAGTTTCGCCATTTAAAGTCTGGCCGCTTAAAACTAAATCTGTATCTCCAAATTTAACCTTCTCTAAGCTTTCTATTTCATGGCCTGCTAAGACAATTACTTGATGTAATAAGTAGTTATCTGTGCCTGTTGTTTCTACATGTACCGCAACACCATTTATTCTTGTTTGGCCATAAACCACTTGCCTTGGAGCGGTTGGGGCGCGCAAGGTTGCTTTTGTTCCAAAGTTTGCATTAACCGCTTCTATTCCTTTACTTGTGAGCCCGCCCACCAGGGTCGCAGTAAATGTTGCTTTGGCTGCTCCCCATGCCTGGCCTGCAAGAGACTTAACAAAAAGACTACCAATCTTATAACCCGTCCAAACTATTAAGGCTATTTTTAATGCATTTTTAATATGCTTAGACATCTATTCTCCAAACCTTCAAAACATCAACATCCTTTTTGACTGAAATACCATCATCTGTAGGGCCTAGAATAGAAAACCCATCACAGATGCCTGCCAGTTGTGTTTCTTCTTTGAAAACAACCAAATCACCTTTGCTAATAAAATTTTTATCTATGCTTTTTATTTTATTTTTCTTGCAGGCCTTATCTATACTTTTTAGTAATGTCCCCCCGTATTCTTTTATAGACTTCATAGCGGTTTCTTCGTCTTTCCAGGTCAATTCTTTGGGGATTAAATTTTTACCCGTCATGGCCTTTATGCACTCATTAGAGAAAATACAGCAATCCCACTTGCCCCATGCAAATGGTCTGTCTTTGTTTTTAAAAACAAAGTCGTGAAATTTAATCTCCCAATCTTCTTTCTTTTTCATCTTCTTGAACTGTAATCTTGGTGGTCGTCTGGGTTATATCCGTATGACGAACTGTTGCTTTCATTCTTTTGGCCCCAAACTATCTCTTTATCTTGTAACGAAGCTACGCGGTCAAATCCCTTGTCTCCGCTAAATAGGAATTCTTGACTGTCTTTCGTGTAACGGAGATTGCTTGGCCTATTTAGATCTATCAATCTGTTTTCACAATCTAAAATAACACTAGAGCCGTCTGGGTTGTCGTTAACGCTCATGCTAATCATTCTTCCTTTAAATAAAGTTAATGTTCCTACTGTTTCATTTGTAGATCCTGCTAAATAACCCAGATATAGAGTAATAGGACGATTTTGGTAGTTTTCAGTTAAAGCGTAATTCAAAACAGTATCGTCCATGCCTGATAGTGTTAAGGTTATGCCGCTAGACATTAATTCTTGCGTTTCCTCAACATCGCTGATTGATAATAAATCCCCTGCTCCTGTGTATGTTGCTCCGCCAATAGTTAAGTCGTCCATGCCTGTCCATAGCCGTATAGTAGAGGTGTCAAACTCTGCTTTTATGGCAAAGAAAAGTTCTTGGTGATCTGCCCCAAGACGGTTGACAATAGCTGTGTCTAATCCACCTCTTGTTGACATCTATACAACCTCAATACATGAAAAGCCTAGGCCATAATGTTGATTAACATTGGCCGCCCAATCTACCTCGTTGGTCATTAACCTAAATCTACCTTTAGGATTAGTAAAAACAACATAATGACCATCTGTAAGATCTTGTCTTAGTTTTGGTTGTGTTTTTACTGAAATAAAATCTTTGCCAGAATCCGTTGTAACTGTTGCATCTTCTGTAACAAGTAATAATTGTTGTGGATCTGTTGTAGAACTTGCCGCCGCTTGTACTTGTAAATAATCGCCTTTTTTTATAGTTCCTGTGGCTGAATTTGTGGATGCTAATAACGATAAGCCAGTAGATCCTTTTATGTTCTGCCTTATTTTACAACTAGCGGTGCTAGCCTCAGTAACTAAAGTATTATCTACTGTTATTGTGTAAGCATTACTTTTTGCTGTAATTTTATGAGTACCGTTGTTGTCTTCATTAGTGGCACCCGTTATATGTATGAAGTCACCAACTCTTAGTGTATTAAAATAAGTTGTGCTAGATGCCCCACTAATAACAGACGTGGTGTTATTGAAGCTTAATGTTGCGCTTGTTTCGTTAACTCTCTTATCAGCTTCTAAATAGGCTGTGGTGTAAGTACCTGTGTTTGTTATTGCAGAAGGATCTGCTAATTTAAAATAATTAGTTGCACCATTTAATTCCAGTAAGAAAGCCTGCCACTCTGCGGCTGTGGATCTTTCCATGGGTGGTAAAGACACCTCTGCTATCCAGAACACCCCATCGTATTCTTGCGTTTTAGTCTTACCCGTAAATGGACTAACTGTAGTCCCAACAGTTCTTACTAAAGTGAAGTTACTTTTTATAAAATTAGGGGTTGTGGGTATACTTATTAATTTAGCCACCTTGCAATGCTCTCCTATAAGATCCGCCGCGCATTGCTGCTTCTGCTACTGCGCCTTTAGTTACCTCCGCTATCTCTGGTAACAATTTTTGTACTTCTGCTCTAACGGTTGGCACAACACCTGTAGTTAGGTTGATTGATTGGTTTACAACTATGCCACCACCACCGCCCAGTTTGTCATTTGGAACAATATGGCCTGACGCAGACGGTGTAAATAACTCTGGGCCGCGCTCTCCAACTATATAGCTTCTTCCTGCTCTGACTGGCCCACCTTCTGCTTTAAACATTCCGCCTACAGCACTTACCATGGGAAGGACAACGTGAATTCTGACCAACTCCCTGGCTATCATTTGCATAATATTGCTAAATAAATCTTTTAGATCATTCAAGCCTTTCCCGATATTCATAAAGGCATCTGTAAGGCCTTTTTCTAATGTGTTTGCTACGTTTTCACCTAACTTTTCTAGGTCTTCAAACATATCTTTGCTTTTGTTGCCGACTATATTTATACCTGCCCCAAATCTTTTTAATGATTCTGCGGTTTGTGAAAGCTTATCTCCTAAATCATCTGTTGATCCTCCAAGACCATTTATTCCACCTTTTGCGTCTGTGCTATTTTTAAACAACGCCCTCAAGCCATCTGCTATTGTTTTTGTTTTTTCACTATAATCTTCAAGATTAGCTTTATTCTTTTCGTATTCCTCTCTTAATTTTTTTAAATTTTCCCAATCTGACCAGGGAGAGTTCATTTCATTGAGCAGCTTAAATTTATCGCGTGTGTAATCAATCCATAAAGAAGTTTCTTTGAACCATTGAACTACAGATCCCATGCTTTCTATGGCAGTAGCCAATCCTTCTACTAATTCTCCTGCTATTGCTTTTCCTAGATCTGCAAGACCGCCCTCCGTTTTGTTTATTTCAATTATCCAATCCCTAAAGTTGGTAATCAAAGTATCAAGCATAGGGGATAGGGCAGCAAAGGTCTGATTAACTAGACCGCTTGCTATAAATTGTAATTCTGAAAAACGATCATTGAAACTTTCAACGGCCTTTATGGTTTTGCCACTTACAACAAAACCCATTTCCTCTGCTTTTCGGATCCAGGCATCAAAGGCTACTACTCCGTCACCAAAGACCTGATTCATTTTGATACCTGCTCTACCGAACATGGACTGTAGAATTGATGCTCTTTCTGATTCTTGGCCTAGTTTACCTATGCCCTCTACCACCTCTCTTAAAAGTTCATCGTTAGTTTTTAAGTGGCCACTATTGTTTCTTAGTTGTATACCCATCCTGTCCAGGGCATATGTAGCTTCACCTGTGCCTTTTACAACTACGTCACCAATGTTTTTAGCAAACTTCTCTATGCCCTTATTAAGATCTTCAACTGACGCGCCACTTTCTACTGCTGCTAACCGTAATGCTTGTATCTTTTCGGCGGCAATACCAGTTCGGTCTGCCGTCTTACCTACATCATCTAAAGCATCAAAGGCTTTCTTGCCCAGGGCAACAAACGCAGCCGCAGCCGCAGTTACAGCCAGGCCTAGCGCGCCTATGACTTTTCCAACCCCTTTAGCCATAGATCCTAGCTTACCTATCATTGCGGTAGCTTGTTTAAGTGGCTTGCTGAACTTGTCAACAGCCGCAATGATCATCTTAAACTTATCCACGCTTATTTTTATCCTCTAATATTTTTATGTAAGCCATCCAACCAACAAACTCGTCTACCGTTATCGCCCCTAACTCCTCTAATGTTTTACCTAACCTATCTGCTAATGCGTATTGGGCGAATAAATCCGCATCAGCACTTATTTTTTTTCAGTAGTCTCCAAATCTTCAGTTCCCATAATCCAAGAACCTACTTTTGTCATAACTGTTACATCTACATTATTCAAAAGTTTATACTTATCATCCATCGTAAACATCTTGTCACCATTATTGTCTAATGCCTTATGTATCAAGGCATAGGCCAATAGTTCCAATTCGTTATTTTTAGATAACCTATAAAGCTTTTGACTTTCATTTAATGTTAATGGTTTTGCATAGATGACTAATGGGCCACTCTCATCGCCCCATTCTTCAACGTCAAGAGATCTAATCTCAATGTCGTTGAAGTGGGCGACCGCTCTATCTATTGCGCTCATGGTCTTAAACCGTTGCTGTAGTTACTGCGCCTGTGTAGGTCGCACTAATGCTTGCTTCAACCATGCCATCAAAAGATCCTGTTATGGATTTTGATGTAACTAGAGCCGTTCCAGTGTAATAAGTATCACCTGAATCTGCTCCTTCTGGATAAAGAATCAAAGTAACAGATGATCCTGGTGCTAATGCAACCTGACCATTTGTATCTGTTTCATCCCAGAATACATCAACTGACGCGTCAGCAGATGTTAGACCTGCAAGATAAGATCTTGCTGAATCTCCCATAGCTGTGTCTTCTATAACGTCAGCGTTGGTATTTAGAGCCCATGAACGAACTTCCGCTACTGTGTTTGCGCCTACTTTTACTAATCCTGCCTTTCCTGAATGTGTGGACATAATTATTCCTCGCTATTTTTATTATTTTTACTTACAGACTTAGAGGATTTACCCTTCTCAGTCCAACCTTTACTTTTTAAATACTCCACCTGGTCAATATGTGCATCAATGCTATCTTGGCCGTCTGGAGAATATAAAATTG